TTCTTCGCCATGAATTCCGTTGTTATAATTAATCCATAGACTTGGTGACATCCCCTTACGAAGTAGGTTCATATGGAAGTTCTTAGCTTCAATATCTATCTCGATTGCACGTTGACCAGCGGACCAATCAGGTACAGGATAATATGACATTGACGGCATATAAGACTTATAATAAAATATTTGAGATGGGTCAGCCTCATCTTTTGAGAAATTCTTAATTTCTGTTGGTGGGAATTTTCTTACATTTCTCCAATCAGGTGAATAATAATAACAATCAATATCATCATCTTCGTTTAATTTACCACTTCTAATTCTACTAAAATCCAAATGATAAATCTCAGCAATGGAATTTCTGTCGTTTGCCCAAATAATATTTAAAGCAAACCCACCAAATAACATCATATCCAACGCACATTTCTTCATTACCTCAGAAACATTCTCTGATTTATTAACCAGATTAATTGCCGCCATTGGATTGTTTTTTGATATAATACCATCACCCATTATTTGGTTTACCTTTGAGGTAATTACCGCCTTATGGATTGCACAGTTATCATATAAATCTATGAAATATTGTGGTAGTAAATTATTCTCACCATAAAATACCCAAGGATATCTTTGTAATACCTCAGCAAATACTGGTAATGTAGCCCTATGGAATTGAACATTTTTCAATTCAAATTTTTTTAATTCACTCATAATTAACTTTCTATGTAGATATAGTTCTCGTTTACTTCGTTATCTGATATGTATTGTGTAAATGGTTGACTTTCTTGGGTCCCCTCTAATACAACCATACCAGTAAAAACTAAAACATTATTTGGTGTTCCGAATATATTCAGTTGATATTGACCAAGATAGTTTAAATCACTCGTTGCAAAATCTAAAACGATTTCACAATAACGAATGTTCTCACCAAATTGTGCATTATTAGATGTACTAATATTATAACTTTTAACCTCCTTACTCATTATATGTGTAAAGGTTAATGTGTAACCAGTAAAGACATCTCTACTGTTATTATTAATATTTAAAACTAATGTATTCTCTTGACCCTTTTGTAGATATAACATATTGTATCTTTTCTCTACTATTAAATATAAGAATTTTGAAATTGAATTGGTATGGCATAAAAAAAAGAGGGCTTAACGCCCCCTTTCTTAATAAGAATAGAGATATAGATATTAATCCCATAACAGGATTACCATTTAATTATCCATTAATAGTAGCACCTGTGAACACAGCACCTAATACTTGAGCAGGTGTTGCTGTTTGTTCATCAAGTCCAACACTCAATACAGTATTTGCTGGAGTATTTTCTTGACCTGTGAACGTCAAAGTGAAACCATTACGGTCACCATAAGCAGTTCCAGTTGAAGCATCTCCTCCACTTAAATACATACCATTAACTTGACCCAATAAATAATAAGTATTATTTTGGTCAATAGCAACGATTTGGATTTGATCATTTTGAGAAAGGATCTTTATCTGATTTCGTTTAGTTTGGTCATAACGGAATAAAACCGCGGTCAATACTTGTTCAAAAAATATTGTACCATTTTCAAAATTCTTTTGTACGTTTTGTGCTAAAGAAGATGTATTTCTCTTTAACTCAAATCCGTAAAGTGTAGTACCAGAAGTTGATGTTGCACCAGTGATAGCACCATCTGCATCGTATGTGTAACCAGTTACAGAACCGCCACCACCTACAATATAGATTTTTTTAATACCACCAATTCCATCAGAACATCCTAACGCTGCACCTGAAGATATATAACAAGACATAATTTATATTTTTAATTTTTATTTTTTATTTTAATAAAGGGGACTTTCACCCCTTAGTTTTTTTAATTCATTTAAGCGATACCGTTCCAAGCCATATATTTGGTTGTACCAAATGTAGCAACAGTTGCACCATAGTTGAAGTTAGAACGAATTCTAATCTCATCAAAGTCAACACTGTACCAAGCCCTTAGGGTCTCATCTGATAATAAGTCAACACCGTAAACCATATACTCAGCAGGTGCGATAACTACTTGACCTGAGGAATTTAAACCTAAGGTTGGGTATACTTTAATATTTGTATTTGGATGTACAGCTGACATATTAGAAGTAACATCTGTACCACCAATGTAATTGGTGAAGAAGTTAGCACGTGTTAAAGCTTGTACATATAAACGGAAGTTTGCATAAGACATAAACACTACTAAGTCCTCACGAACTAAAGCGTTGTCATCTAATACGTTGATTAATTTATCAACTTCTGTGATAGGGTTACCTGAAGTACCGTAAGATGCAGAAGAAGAGAAAGTTGTACCACTTGAGTTAGCACAAGAACCAGAGAAAGTATTTCCTGTTGAAGTACTAATCATTAATTTGAAACCGTTGAAACAGTCACCGCCAGCAGTTGTTGCTTGCCATAATTGTTGTTCAACACGTTGCTGAATTTGATTTTTTTTGAGGTCAAGGATCATTTGTTCAAATGGAACAGTCTCTTGAGTTTGACCCGCTTTCATCAACATACTTTGGTATGTATCGAATAAATCTTTATAACACAAACTTTCAAACAATGTCTCAGGACAAGTTGTGATTGAATGTTGTGTAAATTGTGTTTCACCACTTGGTGACAAAGAACAGTTTCCCGCTTGGAATACTGGAGTTGAATCCAATAAGTTTAAAGCTTGAGTTCCTTTGATACCTGTACGAACGTTAACGACAGAAGCAGTTGTTCCACCGATAAGGGCTTTCGCTAATAACTGACCACCAACTTGATCGGAATAATCACCGATGGTAGATACGTCATAGCTAAATTTAGAATTTTTTAAATTACTCATTTTATAAGTTTTTTTAGTTATTTTATTTATTTTGTAATGATTTAAGAGAAGCAAGTCTTGCTTCCAATACATCATCATTATTATTTAATCTGAAATTTTCAACTTTACCATCTGCAATCTTTTTAGCTGCAGGTTGTTTTTTGAAAGAGTTAAAGTCGGAATTTATTTGTTTCATCCCTTCTTTCATTTTTTTCATTTCATCTACAAGTACTTTTACTTCTTGCATTAATGGAACAATTGCTTCAACTATTGCGTCTACCACTTCTTGTGCAACAGGTGCAACTTCAGCTGGTACTTCAACAGGTACTTCAACATCTTCCATTTTTGCAGGATTATCAATCATACCTGCGGCTACTGCTTCTTCATACTTTACAATAATACCGTCTTTTGTTTCAATTTTATCACCGCCATCAAGAGAGTGAATTCCATCAGGGGCCGGAATTTCAGCGTCAGGTGTTACCACCACAACTTTAGCACCTTCAACAATAGAATCACCTTCTACTTTTACAACAGTTCCATCTACCAATTTTGCGTCAACAAATATTTCTTTAACAGAAACAATTAGACCTTCTTTAACTTCTAAATTGAAGTTTTCAATTAATCTGTATGAACCATTCTCTAAAGCCACTTGTTCAAAAGCATCGTTAATCTTAACAATTTTTTTACCAACCTCTAACTTTTCAGCTTGAAGAATAGTATTATCTTCTAATTTAAATGACAATAAAGTTACCTCATCAGATATGAATCCAAATTGTTTCATTAGATTTTTAATCTCTTGAACCGCTTTCTTAGAATTTGACATAGTTTACTTTAGTTTATTTTTTATTTATTTCTTCTACCTATATATATAAAATAGGATATATATTCCCAAATATATTTTTAAAAAAAAATATAAAAACAAACCCCCCCACAAAGGTACTACTAATATCTCAATCTACCAAAATTATTTATCCACAAAAATAATTTAAAATGTGGATAACTTTTTTAAAAAAATGTTTGGTGGTTTCAGAAATTATAATTATCTTTGTGGAACAAAGATAAAATATCTTATCTTTCAACAAAAACGGGAACAGGTATCTGAACGAGACGATTATGGAAAAAATGTTATTTAATTCAAAAAGTGGTAATTTGTTTGAAGTATTAGTTAGTGGTGGTGGAATGGGTAACCGTTCATTTACTGTTCAATTATGGTCTAATCCTAAGAAGAAATGGATTAACACACACATCAATCATACTGTAACATATGAAACACCTATTGAAGAAGTACTTGAAATTTTTAAAGAAAAGGTAGAAAATTCAACATTCGCTTAAATTAGAAGGGTCCCAAACGGGACCCTTTTTTAATCTTCTATATTCTTTAATATTTCTACCACCTGTTTAAGGAACATTTCCTCACGACAGAACGCAGCAACTTCCTCAAAAAATCCCGAAACCGAAAATCCATTTAATTTTTTCTCCTTAATTTGTTCCCAAACTTTAGGATTGTTTACCTTCATACTAATCATCCACGTTCCAGCAGGGACATCAAATCCATAATTTTTTGCTTTATCGTGTTCAGGGTCTTCAACAATCCAACTTTCTAATACGTGGATATCTTTAACCGCTTGACCATCGTGCATCAAATCATTGTTATCTGTAT